CTAATACATCCCAAGGCACATATGTTGCCGCAGTGAATCCTTCAGGTGAAATAAAGTTTTCTACTGGTAAAAGTTCAATAGAAGTTCCAACGCCCTCAATATAGTATTCACCTGTTAAGTAACTTTGTGGAATAACATCACCTTGAAACTTTACTTTCAAACCATTTGAAAACACAACACCGTTAGTAGCAGTGAATTGTGCTTGTCCAAGAATGTCAGTTTCTACGTTTAGTGTGTTTGATGTGTTACTTTCGACTAATCGAATGACACCCACTTTGTTACTAGATGTACCATCTTGGTAATACAATACATCCAATGGTGCACTAATATATGGAATTAACAAAATTACGCCAGATGTATTTCTATAGAAATTTCTAGCACCGTACTCAACACCAAATGACGCTGTTATCTTTTCGTTGATTGGAATCTCGTTAGCCTCTACCAGTCTTATGACTGGATCTGATAAATCGCCGATGAGTTGAATTGTATAAAAATATTCGCTTACATTAGTATAGTAACCTTGCTCATATAGACCTTGGTTAATTATGCCAGTCATTGTTCCACTAGCAGTAGACAATGGATATACACTTCCACCAGGAGTTGTAGAAATAGTAAATTCTGTAGAGTTTACAATGCTTTCAACATAGTAAATTGTGTTTGGTAGTGTAGCAGAATACTGAGAGATTCCACCGAATGGTGTTCCGGTAAAGATAATAGCATTGCCCACTGTCAAGTTTGCTGTACTGTTACATGTGATAGCATCAGTAGAACTATTTGTTCCAGTGATTGTTATAGTCTGTAATTCAGTTAAATCATTGTTCTCTCCGTAAGGTGTGTAATCAAAGAAGTTAGAAACATATCCTACTTCATTTGGTACACCGGTGTTGTAGAACATTACAGTCAAACCATCTAATGATGTGATACCATCAATACCATTTGTTAAGTCTGATACTCTAGCACCATTTACTTGATCGAACGGTAGTGAGGAAACAATACTAACAGCGTTGTTGCCCGGAAAATTGTATTCATCTTGTGCGTCTTTAGGTGGCACTGAGAAGGTTACTATGCCCTCTGTAGCACCGTTGTTATCAACACCCAAAACCTCACGTGTCTGCACATTTGGTTGTGTTGGGCTGTACCCTGTTAAGCCAGGTGCACCTTGAATCCAAAACTGTGTGTCTTGGTTAACTGCAAACGTATATGTACCACCACGCAATAGTGTTAGTGTTGGGTTAGTAGAGCCTAAGCCATCACCAGAAGTAACAGGTACAATATTGTATCCGTTTGGCAAATCGTACACTACGTAATCGTTAGAAATGTAGACAGTTTCATTAGAAATAGTAACACTAGCAGGACCTTCTGGTATCCAATAGTATTGGTTAAAGTTGATGATCTTATCTAGGTTAGTGAAGCTATCCCATGAATAGAATTGGCTATTGAACAAACGATTGTTATTGTTTGTGATGCCACCTTCTAATTTCAATGCGTCAATCATGCCTGGGTAGCTAATAAAATCTCTAGCTACAGATTCATTCTGTTTTGTAAAAACTACACCTGGATCTAATTGATAGTCTCTGCGTGTTTTCGTAGGTTCTGTTACATAGTAATCTTTAGCGTTTATACCATAACCAAACTTAGAACCGATGTAACCTTCGATTCTTTTTGTCTCTGGTTGTGCTACAACTTGATCTAGTGTAGCTGCCAAAAACTGTGCGTTAGTTTTTGTTTGGAAAACTTCTGGTAGAAAATTTAGTGTTCTAATTCTTGATGCCATAATATATTACTTATGCAATTTGTAATTCAGCTGGTGTGAGGGCAGCGATAACCAAAACGTCATTTGCTGTTGCCGCATTGACGAAAATCTCAAAAGGTGAGCATTTTATTTCATATAAATCTCCGAACTTCATTGTAGGGTCATTTGGTACTAACACTACGGAACTGATATACTCACCCACTTGATCGTGCAAGTATGCACTCAATTCACTGAAGTAGAATGTGTCACCGAAGTTCCAATTGTTGATGTCAAAATATGCGTTCATCGCAGTTAGCACCGCGCTACGAATTTCACTATCGCTTGCGTTTGTGTTTGATGCTTTGATTACTTTAATTGTCGCTTGTAAGTTTGCTGACGCTTTAGGGCCAAACAATGGTTTGAACACAACACTGTTCAGAACCATGCTATCACTCAACATTTTATAGTTGTTAAGTTCACCGTATTCTTCACTCAACTCATTAATAGTTGGCTTCGGTGGCATAGGCACTGTATTGGTTGTGTCTTTAATATAGTTTTGATATTGTGTGTAGTAGCTTTGCGTTACTACATACAAATCAATAATGTTTGTTGTTGCAGGATCAATACGTGTTGTATTGTTGCTGTTGTGACGATACTGGAACTGTAATCCTTGACGACCAGGCTTGATAGAATACTGTGGTTGTTCTACCAATACGTAGAAAGGTGTATTCACTGTTTGATCCTGTACTGTCTTCCAGAATGTATTTTCGCCGTATGCATAAAATAATTGTCCTAGTGGATACTCGTATTTAGCTACTTCAATTTGTGTCTTAGTTTGGTACTGAACTACATCAGTTGTAGGAACAATTTGATAACGTGATAAACTAATCGCATCTTCCACTAATTCGAAGAATACATAGATACCGGTGTTAGCACCACCTGTTGTATATCCAGTTACTGTTTGAAAGAAGTCTGGATTAACAATCAAACCACGATTGTTAATATCGTTACTCGCAACTTCTACCTCAAAGTCATTGATATAACCATCACTCTCAACTGTTTGACCAACGATGTTAACTGATACATCTTTGGCTAATGGATAGTTACTGTTAGGCTGTGTGTTGGTTGCCAAAACTTTAATAAAGTCTTGTAATATTTTACCGCTTAGTGGATCATAGACTAATTTGTCACGTTCAAAACTAAAGCGTGTATCTTGCACACTACCAAAGTAATAACGTAATGAACGATAAGTTACAGAATATCTTCCGTTAATGAATTCAAAGTTCACGAACCAGTTTGTATCATTGTATTGTTTGATAGACCAACGATCCTGTGCAATAGTCAATGAGTTGTTGAATACCAAACTGAAGTTTTGTTGCAACTCCATACGTATGATACATTCTTGTACAATTTCATTAGACAACGAATTGTCAAATGCAGGCAATACTGTTGTCAATATTGCACCTTCAGGTACATAACCATTCAACGTAACGGGGCCGGTTCCATTAGCAAAGTCACCTTCACCGTTATTATAACCATCACCTATTACTGATAGCACAGTAGTCCAAATGTATGTTTGATTACTTGGTCCAGGGATACCTGAAACAAGGTGATTTGTATTGTCAAAGTAGAATCCACTAGGAGCAGTAAACTTAACTAATGCGCCGGGAGTAATGTACTTTACGTTGTTAGTAGAATAGGTACCGATTGGAACTGGCAGTGGACTACCATCTGTGATATTGTAGAAATAACCAGTCAACGAGTTTGCATCTACTGTGCTTGCATTCCAATAAACTGTGCCATCACCGGATGCACTATTAATAGAATATTGAGGGAAGTTTTGAGTATAATACTGCACAACTCGGTTACTAGACAATACACTGCCCATTGTATCTGTCAAGAAGGTAATGATGTTACCTACAGTGTTGATCGTCAATGTCTCAAATCCAGTAGTGTCGTCTTGCCACAACGCGCCGTCAGTTGCAAAACTGTTCAAACTGGAATACTTTCCAGTTGGATCCAATAAGTCTAGGTTCTTGCTAACACCGATACTTGAACGATTAATAGCTTTAGACTTGATGATAGAACTATATAATGTATATGGGAAGTTATTATAATCTTCACCATTAACCATACGGTTTTGTGTGTAATATCTTGTAGGAGCACGCTGTTTAATCTGTGCCAATGGCTCACGTGCTTGTGCATTTGATACTGGAAGTTGTAATTCAAGCCCTAACGTCAATATTTCTGTTTTGCCTGTACGATTAACATAGCTAAGAGATACAGAAATACCCTGCATTTCATTTGGATCAATTGTGTATGTTAGTGCATTGCCACCACGTACATATGCACGGTATGTTCCTACTGGTATCTGACTGAATACGCCGTCACCAAACACATAGCTAACTTGATCGTTGAAGCGAGAGTTTACAGAGAATATAGTCCTATCGCTGGTAACAGTTTGTAAGTAGGCATCTGCATAGATGTTCTCTACTTTTCTCCATAATGCACGTGTACCGTTATTTTGGTTCAACTGATACAACCATGTATCTTCATTGTTGATTCCGTCAATATCGATGTTCACTACTTGGTTTGCAATTTGTTGCTCTAACGTAAAGTCAAAGTTCTGCAATGTTCCTTGCTTGAAGTAGAAGAAGAAACCAGTATTTGGGCTACCGTAACCTAATTTGTCGTTACGATATAACATGTTAAATCTTCCACTGGGTGCAGGAGGAATTTCATACATGTAATCAGCATCTACGCTAGTCACACTGCAAAGTTCAAAATTCATTGCGATGCCATCAACTACACTAGTGAAGGGGATAATAGGCAATGCGTTGTTTGGTATTCTTAACGTATATTCGTTGGTAGTAACATCTAATAAATCCGCAGTGTTTCCAGGGCGACCAACTCGTTGGGTGTCGACCAGTGCGGCATTGATAATAGTGTTGAATTGTTCCAACCAACTTGGGTTAGCCGGGTCGTTCCAAAGAATAGGAAGATTACTCAAGTTTGTACCGTTAAGATCGGTAATGTTTTGTGTGGTCTGTATGTTGACTACTTTTAGATATCCCTGAGCAGCCAAATTACGTTTAGGAGTGTAACTAACTAGGTTAGCAAGTTTAATGACAGAATCACGGCGTTCAGCAGTGTCGATAAAGTTCTCGCGGGTATTCAAGTCGTTGCGATACGCAAGACCTTGACCCATAAATGCTATAATGTCAAGTAAGGCGATAAATTCACTGGACTCAATATAGTCGTTATATGTCTCGGGGTAGTATACCCGTAAATAATCGATGAAACTTTTACGCAAAGTTTCATAATCATAACTTCTAAAGTCGGCTTCACGAAAGGTTTGGTATAATGCTTGCCAATCGTTTACACCGAATAATGCGGACTGTCGTGAACTTGTAGCCATAGGTTAATCTCTTTTAAGTATTTATCATACCTAAAAACCGACTTTTTTAAGGTTATTGTATGGAAGCTCTACTTGTAGCAGAGTTAAAGAATACTGATAGCAAGTTGGATTGATTGAACGGTGCTACTGCTATTTCCATTTCAATTAAGATACCATTTTCTTGCGGATAGGCTTTTACTGTGTTGACTAGTAATCTAGGATCTAGGTTTGCTACTCTACGCAATTCATTTTCTAATTTAAACTGCATATCAGCCGTGTTTGGTTCAAATACAAAGTTCCACAGTGTAGTTCCATATCCAGGTTGACCAACTTTTTGACCTTGTGGTATATTCAGCGCATTTAGAAAATCTCGTATGACTAGTTGCTCATCTAATAATCTAAATTTTCTACCTGTATTGATAGAACGTTGAACAGAACCAACGCCTCCATCGTTTCCGGTAGGAGCGTTAGTTGTTCTGGGTAAATTTGCACCTATTGTGCTGAATCCTATGTATTGCGGCATGATAATATTTATGCGAAGTCTGACCCACTATCCTCACTTGCGATTCGTACAGATTGATTAATCATAGAGTCTATAGCTTCTAACCTAGATTCTAAGTCCTGACTTAGTGCGATCCATGTCGTTCTAGCAGATTCTACTTCAGGTGATCCTGGTGGCAGATTGTTTTCTAGGGTGAAGTATTCTTCCTTAGCAGATTCCACTTGATCCGTCAAGCTGTCGATTTCCTCAAATGCACTGTCAATCTGATCGTTTTGTGCCAACATTGCATCTAGCAACGCTATTGATGTTTCATCGACATCACCAAACTCAGGTCTAGGAATTCTAGAATCTTCTAATAATGCATTAATCTGTCCACTGACTTCAGCTACTGCATTGGTATTCAATCCAATACTTGGCATCTTAATTGCACCTGCACCACCGAAACCAATAGCTGACATTGCCGCATTCAATGGCCCTGCTTCACCTAAAGTTAGGTCATTCAACGCTAATCCTGTTAGATTTTGACCACCTGCTTGCAAGCTATTCAATGCGCTTGTTATTTGTCCTGTTGGTAAACTTGGAGCTAATCCATTTGCTAATCCAGACGCTAATCCGGCAGCTCCTTGTACCGCCTTGGGGAAAGCAATCTTGTTAATTGCGCCAGTGACTGCATT